CCTAATGAAAATGGTGTAATAACCTTAAATGAAATTGAACAAACTGTTACTGTTGACGGTGTAAAAGGTTATTCATGGGCAACTGTTGGAGCAGGTAATACTGTTGGAAACTTTGATGAAGAGCCAAGACTTGGTGATGTTGATACAATGGTTAATACCATTTATGAGGATAAACGTTACCGTAAATTTACAGTAGCTTTCTATGGTGGTTTTGATGGTTGGGATTATTATCGTACCTATCGTAGTAATACCGATGACTTCAAATATCAGAAATATCGTGGAAATATCAATACTGTAAGTGGACAAGGTGATAGTTTTGCAATGCTTAAAGAGCCTGAACTTTATAACTTTGACAGAAGTGAAAAAATTATAAACTCAGACTATTATGCATATCTTTCTGCAATTAGAGAATTTGCAAATCCCAAGACTATTGATATTAACGTACTTGCAACCCCTGGTATAGACTATGTAAATAATAACCTCTTGGTTAATGAAGTAGTTGAAATGGTTGAAGATGAACGTGCAGATAGTGTATATGTAATCACTACACCTGATAAACCTTTTGGTGCATCAGATTCAATTTCAGAGATGTATTCTCCCAGTGATGCTGTAGATAATCTTGATGATAGTAATCTTGATAGTAATTACAGTTGTACATTTTATCCTTGGGTTAAATACAATGATGCTACCAACAATCAATATATCTACTTACCTGCAACAAAAGATATTGTTAGAAACTTCGCATTAACCGATAATACAGCATACCCTTGGTTTGCAGCAGCAGGTTGGAATAGAGGTAATATCAATGGTGTAAAACCGAAACGTGTACTGAAACTTGGTGAACAAGATGAACTTTATGCAGGTCGTATCAATTTCGTCAATAGCTTCCCCCAAGATGGTGATAGACTTTGGGGTGATAAGAACTTACAAATCAAAGAGAGTCAACTTAACCGTATTTCAAAACGTCGTTTATTGATTCGTATTCGTAAACTTATCTCTATCGCATGTATTGGCTTAATCTTTGACCCCAATGATAATTCAACAGCCACCACATTCAGAAAATCTGTTGACCCGATTTTAGCTGATATCGTATCTAAGAGAGGTCTTTATGATTATCGAATTGTAGTAGATGATTCACAAGAAGCAAGAGACCGTTTGGAACTTAATGCCAAATTGTATCTCAAACTATTGCCGAATCTTGAGTATATTAATATCAATATGGTCATCACTCCCTCTGGTGTATCATTCGACGATATCTAATCCCTACTCCTGTCCATATATTTGCCAAGAAAACGATGGTTTCGCAAGTTACCATCGTTTCTTTTTCTCTGTGTCTCAATATTTATTTCAAGAAAAGAAATTATTGAAACTATGAAAAAAAGTAGTCGAACATTAATAAAGGAAATGAGAGAACTTCTTGATTGTGAAAATTCTATCTTGGAGAATTTTCTGATACCCGAAGATTATCAAGATGACTCAGACGAAGAAACTCCTTTTGATGAAGAAATTCCTGCAGACGAAAATCCCGATATACAAGATGAGCCTGAATCTAATGAAGAATCACCTATTAGTGATGATGTGTCAAGCGAAATTAAGCCTTTAATTGATAATATTCGTAAGATTGCTTTGCAGGGGATTGCGAAACTCGCAGAAAGACCTGAAACTGAGGAATATGACTTATTAAAACGAATATGGACATTAACTGATAAGAAAAAAGAAACTGATAAAGACAAGAAATAGACAAAAAACATAAATTCTTCCGTAAGGCATTCTCTGTGAAGAGAGTGTCCTTTTTATGTCCATACGAATTTAAAAAGGCCGCAGTCCCAAATTTTGTATGCTCCAATAGCTTTACACATTTCACTTTCAGTCATAGTAAGAGACAAGCCAAACTTTTTATGTAAGATTTGTTTACGAAAATTGAATTTGTGAATTCGTTCAAATTTGTTATTGTAATAGTAACGATAGTCAGGTTTTAAAACCCTAACTAAGTCAAAACCAAGAGATGTATAAAGGTTGTCGGAAGAATCTGTTGTCCAACGTCTATCAGCAAATGATTTTATTTCTTTTGGTCTATATGTGTCTATAAAATATTTGAACATTTTACTTGCAACTCCACAACAAGAAGTCCAAAGTTTTGTTGAAAAACGGTTTAGTTCCCAACAATTATTTTCTTTGTCATTTAGCCGAAAAGACATAACAGCTATTAGGTCACCTTTGTAAAAGCATCCTGTATATACGGATGACGGAACATAACTCTGAATATGATTGGTATCAAGAAAATCTTTAGCCAAACTCTTAGATATTTCTTTTACTTGACATTTACGAGCAAATATCTTGGTAAACTTATCCTTGTTCTTGAAGATATAGTTTAATTTTTCAATGACTATTTCTTTATGATTTTTATATTCATCTTCAAAAATTTGTATCAACTTAATTCCTTTTTCATTACACTTGTTGAGTTTGATAAGATGATAATTTCTATCTTTGCCAAATTTTTCAGAATGCCATAGCAACCCATTATATTCGATTGCAATTTTGTGTTCAGGAATGTATAAATCAAGTTCCATTCCCTCTAAAATTGTACGTTCATGCCGTATGACATTTCTATTACCGATAATATTTGTAATTTCTTCATATATTTCATCTTCAGCTTTAGAAATATTGAATCCACATTTTGGGCAACCATGTCCATTTAGATGGTCATAAACATTTTGAATGAATACACCATGTTTTGGACAATTTATTTCTATTTTTGAATGTGAATTTATTATATCTTTTAGATTATATGTGTATCTGCTATCATGTATTTGGTTGGCTCGTTCTAAAAAATTTTCAAAAGTAATAGGTGGTTTCTTTAGTCGGTTCTTTTTATTTTCTTTATCACAGAATGGACATCCTTGACCTGAGATATGTCTATCAATAGATTGATTAAATGTTCCATGTTTCTTACATATAATAGCCACTTTATCTCTGATATGAGGTTGATTTTCTACCATAGAGTAATCATATCTATCCCCATGAACTTTTCTAAATTGTTCTATGATAGATTCAGTCGTTCTTTCATTTTTTGGGTTACACATTGGACATCCATGGTGACCTTTCAAGAAAAGATATGGCTTTACAGAAAAATCTCCGTGAATTGGACATGTAACTAAAATGTCTGTATATACATTATGATACTCAACTTTAGAGTATTCATAGGCATCCCCATACAATTCTCTGAAAGACTTAATTAAGTCATTCATTGAAAATCGTCTATTTTCACTTTTTATTTCTTTGGCACATTCTGGACATTTATTTCTAAGATGTGCTGAGGGTGTTTGCCAAAATTCTCCATGCTTATGGCAAATTATACACACTTTAGTATAGGAATTGACATAATCTACTTTTGAATAGTCATAGTCATTTCCGTGTGCTTTATGTGCTTTTTCAATGAATTTTTCTGTTTTATCTTTCATAATGAGAAATTTAGATGTAAAATTAAGAAAATTTTTCTAATTGATGATATTTATCACCAAAATAAATAGTTAACTATAAATAAAATGTCTGATTTATTATTAAGATGCCCAATAGAATACGAACCTCTGAGAAAGAATCGTTTCTTAATGCGCTTTCCTAGTGATTTGGGAATACAAGAGTGGTGGGTTTCGAATGCATCTAGACCTACAATTACACAGGGTGAAACGGAAATTCCGTTCATCAATACATCAACTTGGGTTGTTGGACGATATGTGTGGGAACAGCTCTCATTGACATTGCGCGACCCAATCGGCCCGAGCGCAAGCCAAGCCGTAATGGAGTGGGTTCGTCTTCATTCTGAGAGTGTCACAGGTCGTCAAGGTTATGCCGTCGCTTATAAACGAGACCTCGCATTGGAAATGTTAGACCCCACAGGTACAGCCGTTTCTTCATGGGTAGTAAAAAATGCATGGATTGTATCAGCAGCCTTTGGAGACCTTTCTTATGATGATGATTCATTAGCAACAATAGAACTTACAATTC